GGTTGATTGGAATAATGGTACTGGTACCGATGCTAATTCTCCTAGTAAGGTTTATTTTGCTTCGACGTTGCATGTTCCTTTTTTGGCAGCGCATCCTATGGCTGTGTGTCCGAGCTCTCCCGATCGTTTCAGTCGTCTTATGCCGCCGGGTGATTCTAATTCTGATGTTGATTTTACAGGTATAAAGACTATCCCGCAACTTGCTGTTGCGACACGTTTGCAGGAGTATAAAGATCTTATTGGTGCTTCCGGTTCTCGTTATTCTGATTGGCTTTACACGTTCTTTGCTTCTAAGATTGAACATGTGGATCGTCCGAAGCTTCTGTTTAGTTCTTCCGTTATGGTTAATAGCCAGGTCGTTATGAATCAAGCAGGACAGTCAGGTTTTGCAGGTGGTGAAGCTGCTGCACTTGGTCAGATGGGCGGTTCTATTGCGTTTAATACTGTGCTTGGTCGTGAACAAACTTATTATTTTAAAGAGCCAGGTTATATCTTTGATATGCTGACTATTCGACCTGTTTATTTTTGGACAGGTATACGTCCCGATTATTTGGAATATCGAGGTCCCGATTATTTTAATCCGATTTATAACGATATTGGTTATCAAGATGTTCCTTTCTGGCGTATTGGTTATGGTTGGCGATCTGGTTTGACTTATGAGGATAAGGCATTAGCTAAAGAGCCTTGTTATAATGAATTCCGGTCTTCTTATGATGAGGTGTTAGGTTCTTTGCAGGCGACTCTAACTCCTAAGGCAAGTGTTTCGTTGCAGTCTTATTGGGTTCAGCAGCGAGATTTTTATTCTTTAGGTTTGTCGTCGAGTCCGAATGAGATTAGTCCTTCTATGCTTTTTACTAATTTGAATACAGTTAATAATCCTTTTGCATCGGATATGGAGGATAATTTTTTTGTTAATATGTCGTACAAAGTAGTTGTCAAGAATCTTGTGAATAAGTCTTTTGCAACTCGTTTATCTAGTCGTTGATATGTTGGAATATATGATTGAAGATCTCCCGGAATATAAGTCTCGTGGAGAGCGAATCATGTCGGTTTTGAATGGTTCCGGTTCTGTAGATGTTTTGCCTGGACGTCCAGATGTTCAAGCGTCGGATTCCGATTTTCGGAAAGGTGAAGATTATGATCCTCCGTTGGATTTTGACCCAAATTCGTTTTCACGGATTGATAAATTTGATGGTTTAGAGAGTGGACAGGGTGTTATTGATGACTTTCTTGAGCGGCAGCGTTCGTCTTCGACCGCTAAGCAGGAGAAAGAGGATTAATGAGGTTTGGGGTTCTCGAAGGGAGTACTCAGGTATTCCCTTCGGTTCCTTGTCCACTTTCCTACCTCGCACCGCAGGTAGCGTTTAGCACCTTAATAATCAGCACTTTATGTCGACGTAGTCGGCGTGCTGCCCGTATAAATTTATTATTTTTTAAAAGAAAATTACATATCCCTTTACTAGACGACTTATGATATGTGCGCGGACCGATTTTGAGATTTGCTTTGAATGTCAAATTTGGATATCAAATTGCGGTTTTGATAGCGTATTTTCTTATGGTTTCTTATTGTTGTTTTTGTTATGGAAAAAGTACCGTTTTATCGTAAGAAAGCTTTTTGGACAATGTTGATTTCTATTCTTACGGCATTATCTGTTTATTTTGCGGCTTCATGTACTCGGAAGGTTGTTTATCATACTTCCGGCATTCATTGTGACACGGTTAAGGTCGACGTTCGGTCTAATTTAAAGCTTCCGTAATATGCCTGCTGCTTCTTTTGCTGCACTGATGGGTCAGTCGCTTGGTATGAATGCAGCTAGTTCTGCTGGTTCTTCTGCTGGTGCCGGTATTGCTGATGCTTTGTTTGGAGGTATTTCTGCTCGTCGTAATTGGAAGTATAAGCAGAAGGAAATGGCATTGCAGCAGCAGTATGCTCTCGAACAGATGACTAAGTCTGCGGAATTTCAGTTGGCTCATGATAAGCAGATGTTTGATTATCAGAATGCGTATAATGATCCTTCTGCTGTTCTTGAGCGTAATTTGGATGCGGGTTTGAATCCGGCTGCTGTTCTTGGTCAGTCTGGAGTCGGTGTTTCTGCGACTATTCCTACTTCCAGTGGTGGTGCTCCGTCTGGTCATGGTCCTGTGGCTTCTGGTTCTGGTGGTGGTCTTGCTGCTCTTGCTGGTAATCCTTCTGCGTATGCGGATATTCAGTTGAAAGATGCTCAGCAGGAGCGTGAGCGTTCGGCAGCTGCTCTTAATGATGCTGAAGCTGATTGGTATAAGTCTCAGACTTTGGATAAAAATTTGCGTGAACGTCTGATGAAGGCGCAGGCAGGACTAGCTGAAGCTGGAATTACTGAATCTGCTTCGCGTGCAAGTTTGAATACTGCGATAACTTTGTCTTATTCTATTGATAACGAGTTGAAAGATGCTGCTTTTGGTTATAATCTTGAGATGATTAAGGCAGATCTTGGTAAGGCTAAGGAAGAATATTACCAGCTTAAGACTCGTACCGGTTATGTTGATGATCAAATTGAAGCAGAATTACAGTTGTTGACTGCTCGTGCACTTTATTTGAAGTCTTCTTCTGCTAATCAGGATCAGTTGGCACGTGTGAATGAATTGACGGCAGATGATTTGGAGAACTGGTTTGATGTGAATTGGAATACGGAAGTTGAGGTTCCTATTATCAACGAGAAAGGAAAGGTTGAGCGTACGATCAAGATGACCGGTAAGGAAATTCGCAAAGAATATATGAAACTTAATTTGCAGGATTTTCAATATGATATGTATACTAGTCGTTGGGAGCTTCGCTCTGAGAAGAATCGATTTGGCTATAGTGTTGTTAATACTGCTGTTAGTGGAGCTATTTCTGCTGCTGGACATGTTGCCGGAGCAAAAGTCCTTTCTACAGCTCCTCCTGTGCAAAGATTTGAGGATGTTACAGAGGATTTAGTTCCGAGTCCTGATGGTGCAGGTTGGATTAAACATACTAGTAAAGCTAGTCGACAATGGCGTCATTAATTTTTTTTCATTAAAATTTTGGAATTTAATTTTTTTTGTTTATATTTGCATATGAATTTTAAACCTTATTTTATTATGCAATCAGATGTTATGTGTGGGACTGCTCAGCAGTCTTCTGTTCAGGAATCCGATCCGATTATTTCGTTGTTGATTTCGAATTATCCTCTTGCGAATGGAGGTTATTTGGTCTCTTTTGGTGAGGATAAACCGGATGGATCTTTTAAAAGCTATGATCCGACTTTTTCTTTGCACTATGAATCTACTAAGCTTTCTAAGTTTTTGAATTTTAGTTCTATTTTTCTGCCTAAAGGATGTTTTTATTTGCGTGAAATGGAGCTTGCCGGTTTTATTCGTTCTTTGGCTTTTGGTGCATCTTGTTTTGAGATGAAGTTTTTGCCGCCTGCTTCTCAGATGCAAGGTTTGCTTATGGTTAAGGTTAATGAAAGCAGTTTTTTTAATTATGAGCAGGAAGAAGAAGACCAGAGGTAATGGAGGTAAGAGAATTGTTGTACGTCCTTTAGGAGGAAAAGTTCTTTAATGCATTTTGATTATTACCAGCGATTTGAGCTTGCCTATGCGCCTTTCTTTGTGAGAAAGCGTGTAGGCAAGCGTTTTAAGGTTATTGCTCGTTTTCGAACTAATGAACAAGCCGTTGATTATCTACGTTTGTTATCTGGAAGGTATCCCGGTATTTATTTTGATATAAAAGATGTGTCAGTCTCCCATTTGGATAAGAAATCGAGCATATAGTTCTCGGACTATTGGTTTGACAGATAGGAAGGTTTTGTTGATGAATCGGCCTTGGGATTATTTTACTCAGCGCCTTATGGTTCCTTGTGGTCGTTGTGAAGAGTGTTTACGGCAGCAGCGAAACGACTGGTTTGTTCGTTTAGAGCGTGAAACTAAGTATCATCAGTTTCTTCATCATAACTCTGTATTTGTTACGATTACGATTGCTCCGGAGTATTACGATAATGCATTGTTGAATCCTTCTTCTTTTATTCGCTTGTGGTTGGAACGTATTCGTCGACATTTTGGTCATTCCATTAAACATGCTTTTTTTCAAGAATTTGGAATGCATCCGGAGCAAGGTAATGAGCCTCGCCTTCATTTTCATGGCGTTCTTTGGGACGTTTGTTATTCTTATAATTCCATTCGTCGTGCTGTTAAGGATTTAGGTTTTGTTTGGATTTCGTCTGTTTCGGATAAGCGTCTTCGGTATGTTGTTAAGTATGTTGGTAAGTCTATTTATATGGATGAGAGTTCTGCTTCTTTTGCGAAGTCTTGTCCTATTACTGTTGGTGAATTAAAAACTAATCTTTATGATTTACTTCAAGATCGGAAATATCGTCGTAAATTTGTTTCGGCTGGTGTTGGTGATTATTTGGGAGATTTTAAAGCTCCCAGTTCGACTTCTGGCCTTTGGTTGTATACAGATAACGAGACCGGTGATGTTTATCATTACCGCATCCCTCGCTACTACAATAAGTATCTTTCTCAAGAAGCGTTATTCTTTCGTAAAATTTCCACTGCTTGGACTTATGCTAACGCTTTCGCTAGTTCTTTGGCTATTGGGTTTCTTCGTCAGGTTGCTCAGAGGGTCTTGCGTCCCTCCGACTTTTCCCGTCTCGTTAGAGGAGGTTTTTCGCGCCTTGTGAGGCTTCGGGAGTTTTTGAGTAAGGTTAAGTCTCGGCAGCGGTTTGTTGCGGTATCTTCTGATGTTATTGATTTTTGGGTAGATTGTTTTGGTATTGATCCTTCTAATCCTTTTTTTAATAGAGTAGTTTATGGGTAAACAGCCTTTTATTTCTCATGCCGTGAATGGTTATTCTCGGTATGATATGCCTGAGAATAAGGCATTTTCTATGACACCGGGTATTATTTATCCGGTGCGTATTCAGTTTGTCAATGCTCGTGATCGAGTTACTTTGCATCAAGGTATTGATGTCCGTTCAAATCCTTTGGGTGTTCCATCGTTTAATCCGTATGTACTTCGGTTGCATCGGTTTTGGGTTCCTTTGCAATTGTATCATCCGGAAATGCGTGTTAATTCGTCGAAGTTCGATATGAATAATTTGACGTATAACTTTTTGTACTCTGTTGTAGATAATTGTGGTGCTGGAAAGTATACTTCTTTTATGTATCCGCGTGCCGGTACTTCTGCTTTTTTTGAACAGGTTATGCCGTTTAATCATCGTGCTGCGCTTCCAAATAGTTTGATGTCTTGGCTTCGTGTTGCCAATAGTCCGATTTATAATTATTCTGTTAATACTTTGTCTACTTCTGGTTCCTTGGCGAAGACAGCTGCGAAATTTCTTTCTGTGAATGCAGACACCTATTTGGGTTATTGGGATATTGTTCGCAATTATTATTCGTATTCTTCTTGGGGTGTTTTTTCTTTTGCTCATCCCGGAACTTATCGGCCTGCTTTTTTTACTACTTCCACCTCTTCTGTATCAAAGGCTGTTTATCGAGAGAAAGCTTCTTATTTTTGGCAGCGTTATGGTAATTTAGAGTTTTTGGATCATTATTTTGAAACGATGTTTTATCCGAGGGATAGGAAACTAGATGATTCTCGTGATGAGTTATCGTGGAATCGTTCTGATTTGTTTGTAGAGATTCTTCGTTCTGATTTGTTTAATGAAGATACGATTGCGCCTGTTCCGGATTTTACGAAATTGATTCAGACGTTTCCGCAGTCGGTGAATTTTAATGTTCCGGCTTATCCTTATGATGTTCAGGAACCTAAGGTTGATTGGAATAATGGTACTGGTACCGATGCTAATTCTCCTAGTAAGGTTTATTTTGCTTCGACGTTGCATGTTCCT